TTTGATTATGTCGTACTGATCGATCTCGCCTGAGTCCCTTGTTTCTCCTAAGTAAAAGAGCGCGATGTTTTCACCTTTACACTGTGAGCGGAAAAATAGGATTATCAGAGGTTTTGGCCAGAGTTGACATCAATGTTGAGGATGGTACGCCTGTGACTTTTTCCCTCGGTTTTGTCAAAGCCAGCACCGGTGAGATCAAGCGCATGGCCGGTCTCCGGAGAAATGTCAAGCGGCCAGAGACAGGCGGTGACCGCTCACCATCATCCAATTTTAGGTATAAGCTCAAAGACAGAAATATCCTGCTGTGCTATGACCCATCAGCAAATCAGACGTTTTCTGTCAAAATCCCCCTCATCGTTGAATTTAACGGCAGCACAGTACAACACTAATGGCAATTACAGAGATAGGTAAAGACATCCACATCATCGGTGATCCCGGTACCGGCAATGCCGTAGCTGTCCAGATGCATGGCAGGGGAAATGGCAGCACCACCCCTGCATCAACAGGCAAAGGCATGGGCAAAAAAAATAAAGGACCCTGGGTGCCATGGGGTGAGCTCAATAACCTGCCACTGGAGCTCGTTGAGCTCATATACAACAACTGCAATAAGCCAGAGCTGCTCAATACTCAGGCAGGCTTTATCTCAGGCTCAGGTATCAGGACCTATACTGAGGCTGTAGATGGCAACACCATCAACCGGGTACCAACCCAGGACAAAGCAGTTGATGATTTTTTCAAGAAAAACAATGTCAGTAAATGGCTGAGGTCTCAATCCTATGCCTATGCCTATTTTGCCAATACATTTACTGAGTTTATTCTCAGCCCAGGAGTGGCAGATGTCCCCAGGGTGATCAGCATCAGGCACATTGACAGCACCTATGTGCGAGCTGCCAAGATGAAAGATGGCCAGATCCCCGGCTATTATGTTTGTGATGACTGGAGCAAACCAATTTTGGAGGGTGATGATAAAAATGTTGATCTCATCCCAGCCTATGATGCTGCTCTGGAGATTGCTGATCTCCCCAAAAAATTTATTTTTCACAGCAGGGTAGGCCTCCCCGGTCAACCTTACTACGACCTGCCCAACTGGTATGGCACAAGATACTGGACAGAGCTGGCCAACATACTGCCTGATTTTCATATCTCAGGCATCAAAAACGGGTACAATATCAAGTACCATATCCAGATCCCTCGCTCATACTTTGAGGAAAACTACCCAGCCGATGAGCAGAAAACTGCAGAGGAGCAGCTGAGGTCAGACATGGACCAATTTCTGGCCGGCAACAAAAACAACATGAAAGCCTTTATCAGCAGATACAAGGATAGTTTTGATGGCAAGCCAACCGGTGGCTGGACCATCACCCCACTGGCCAATCAGAATGAGGACAAAAAATATGCTGAGCAATTTAACCAGGCTAATCAGGCTAACACATCAGGGCATGGCATTGCTCCATCGCTAGCCGGCATCGATACGGCAGGCAAACTGAGCAGCGGCTCTGAGATGAGGCTGGCCTATCAGATTTATATTGCTCTCAAAACACCGATACCACGCGAGGTGCTGATGGAGCCGCTCGCGCTGGTACAACAGATCAACGGATGGAACCCTGCCATTAAATTTGGGATACAGGACATCGACATCACCACACTGGCCGAGCAGAGAGGCGGCCAATCAATGAACGTATAACCATGCCAATAATACAGGACATAGACACATTTCGCACAGTAGTGCCGGTCAATAAGAGCATGGCATACAGCACGCTCAGCCCATTTATATCTCAGGCAGGTTATAAATACCTGAGACCCATCATGGGCGTGACCGAGTATGATAACTTTGTCACCGCTGTGGAGGGTGCCAGCACTAACGCTGCACAGGATGCGATACTGCCTTTTGCAGAAAAGGCGAGCGCATTTTATGCACTCCTGGTGGGCATGCCCATTTTGAATGTCAACATAGGCGATCTGGGTATCAGTCAGCAAGCCTCTGGAGATGGCACAGCACAGAGCATCTCCCAGTGGAGGACCACTGACCTCACTCTCTACCTGGCAGACCAGGGAGACTATTGGGCAGATGAGCTGCTGGCAAAAATGGAGAGCATGGCCGCTGCCAGTTTCCCTGACTGGGAGGCATCGCCAAGTTTTACCACAGCAAAGGAGCTGATGATCAGCAACACGACCACCCTGAGTGAGTATGTCAACATCAAAGACAGCAGGCGTACATTTCTGGCATTGAGAAAATTTATCATCCTGAGCCAGACCAAACACATCAGGCCTGTAATTGGCAAACCGCTATTAGACCAGATACGGACAGAGCTGCTGGCAGGTACACTGACCGCGGCTAATACAACCCTGCTCGATCTGATCAGGCCAGCTCTGGCCCACCTGACCATCATGGAGGCCATACCACAGATCAATGTAAAAGTGGAGGCTGATGGCATCACCATCAAAAGCATGAGCACTGCACCTGACCGCAAAAACACACTGGCAGCTGACAGCACTGCCATCGCTGAGGCGCTCAGGAGGGCAGAGGAGACCGGCAAAATGTATCTGGTGGCTATCAAATCTTTTCTCGATGACTCAGACAACATCGCCAACTACCCACTCTATGCATCGAGTGATGCATACATAGAGGATCAGCCGCGCACCTGGGGCATCAACAATGCCGGGCGCAACTCATTTATGGTTTAGAGACATATTAACCACCAACCAAGCAACCAACAAACCAGTGCACGATGATGTAGAATAAAACAAATCAAATGGACAATCCAGATGTGCCTATATGGGTCACAATTATACTAGTGCTACTTGCTGCCTTTGGCCGGGACATCTTCAAACCGATACTTAATTTGAAGGGGAAGGAGCTGGAGGCTGATGGCCGGTTAAAGGAGAAAGATAACGAGCATTTAAGAAACGAGCTGAAAAAAGCCGAGCTGGAAATCAGCTATCTAAGGACTAAAATTGCAACGACAGAAAACGAACTACATGACAAACGAGAGGCGCTGGGGAGAGCAGAGGGAGCCCTCGAAAAAGTAGAGCAATTTTTAGAGCAGAAATACAATGATCCAAAGTAACAAAGTTAATCACAGATTGGCTCCTATTTTGTTGTATGCTGGTCTGTAGCTGATCTCCACTGCCCACATATCAATCTCATCAGATTTTTTACGGGCTTTGCTGGTGGTGATGGTGACAGGCAGATAGCCATCATCAGTCACTCTATACACTTTTTCAGAGGTGAGCAGCTCATCGTACCAGTCACACTCCTCCTGGGTGAGCCATCCTGAGCTGAGTGTAAAATCCTGGCGAGCTTGTATTTGATAGGCTTTATAAACAGGATCTGCTGCTGTATAGTCATGGGCCAGGAGTATTGCTGCCTCCTCTCTCATGATCTCTAGGGCCTCCTCCTGCATACCCTGCAGGGTGATGGTCTCCCAGGCACCCAAAGAGTTGAAAAATAAAAATGTGCGGTTGTGTGGCCTGAGCTCCCAGTCAACTTTGAAGGTAAAATACTCAGTGACCACTATAGCGTTGGTTGTATCTACCAGCCTGACTGTGTAGTAATCAACCACCTTTGTGTTGTCAATGTTTACCACATCTAACTCTGTATATCCGGCTGGTACAAAGAGAAAGTCATACCTGCTGAGGCTCCCTACAGTTGCCTGTAACCCGATGGCACTGGTACCATCGGTAAAATAAGCATGTACCTCGACATCAATATCGGTGGTGATATTGGACCTGCTGAAACCACAGAGCACCTGAGGCTCATCAGGCTGTGTTATTTTTTGGATTGCGCGGGGGTATTTGCTCAGCCAGCGGTTGTCAGCATCGATCCAGTCATCCCAAAAATTAACGCCTGGCCACTCATCATGTGCCAGCCCGCCTGATATAGCTCTAAAAATGGGCCGCTCATAAACTAGTTGCCATGTGACTGGTACCCCGTATCGCTCAGAATATTTGACAAAAAACCGTTTTATGTGTCTCAGGGACCTGACAGGGTTTGTGCCTCCAAAGGGTGGTACCTCTGGCAGGCCACTCAGTATCTGTGCATTGAGTATCTCCTCTAATCTCAGCGTAATATCTCCATTGATATCTGGCTCTGTCAGCATGCTAACTACCAGATCCCAGTCACCGCTCAGGTAGTCGTCTCTCTCTGCATAGATATCACATTGTACTGCAAAATTTGGCCGCAACTGTGATGTTGTGCCAGCAGTTGGGACAAAAGTATAGCCTGGTGGGGGAGTCGATGTTGTCATGTCATACTGAGCACCATAATTTCTGGCAGTCATCAGTATCTGTGGGAAACCACCTACCAGACCATTGTAAATTATATCAAAATCTCTGTTGAGCAGGTAGTTATTATTGAGCTCTACCACCATTTGCTGCACCCAGGTGGCGAGGCTGCCGGCTGTGTAAGCAGTTAATTGCCTGCCACTTGCATCCAGGGCCCCTGCCACAAAAGACAGATCCTGATCCTGTGCCAGCCAGCTGAGTGTCAGTGTGGTGATATGTGGAAAACCCACACTAAAAGTGTGGGTAGAGCTTGGCAGTACGGGTGTACCTGCCAGGGCATTATCAGTGTTTAGCTCCACAACTACAGGGTTGCGAGCGATCTGCACATCTTCGGGTTCAGTAGTGAAAGTCAGCGCCATAGTTTATGCCCACTTTAAGGGGTTGTAGCAGTCTTTTCCGGTGTATAATAATTCAAACTCCAGCCTCCAGCCATGCTCAATGTTAGTGTGCAGGCTGCTGACTGCCTCGATGTTGAGGGTCTCGATATTGAGAAAAATCAATCTGCTCTGATGATCCTGTAAGAGTTTGGCCAGCACCTGTACGATGATGGTCTCAGTGAGCAGGTAGGCTGCATCTTGTGCTGCGATGTCCTCATGCTCTGCATTTTGCAAAATCAGGAGCGCTCCTTTGTAGCCTCTTTGGTATGTATCACCATCAATTGTGAGCTCCACATCAGGGAGCTCCAGAAACATCAGAGGGTACTCAGCCACTGAGCGCTGCTGGTCCATGATCCTGCGGAGTGGACCAAATACAAAGCCATTAATGTCAACATGGCTGGTGGCCAGAGACCTGAAATAGCTCTGATAGGTATCAATATTTGTTACGCTGTAAGGCACGTTGTTGCTCCTCCTGTTTTTTGATTTCGTGGTGGCGCTTTACCATCCAGTAAAGCAGTGTCATGATGGGTGTATAACTTACTTTTTCAAAGTCTCCAAACATGCCCTCAGCGGCCATGTCCATGAAATTGCCATAGATGCCAAAATTTTTCGATGCGGCTTTGTCCTCCTCTGTGCCCTCATAGAGCACTGAGTAAAATGGGCTGTTTTTGATGGCTCTTTTGCAGCCTGCAAAGTACAGCAGCACTCCCTTTTTGATCTCATCAGGTGCAGCGGCCATGGTGGCCTTTCTGCGGCTGCAGATCATGTCGTTAAATTTCTCTCTGATGTCACCATCCCAGTCAGGATCATTAACATTTACATGCAATTTGGCTGGCCTGCAGAGTATAGCGACCAGCTCATCGAGGGCTTTGAGGTCTGGTCTTTTGGGATCTATAAATCTCGAAAATGCAGCATCTGCCTGAGCATATTCATAGCCACCTACAAACTTTAAAAAAGCACCCGGCATGTAGTATTTAATGCCTTTGATTTCGAAGTCACTAAATGGTGGTACTGTCATTGGCTCCGCATACATCCATGCCAGGCATTGACTGAGATCATACAGCTGAGACTCGCTGAGACTGGACCAGATTTTTTTGGGCAGGGGCAGCAGGTTTACGAGCGCTGCAATCCTGTCGTGGGGTGTCGGCTTACCTGAGAAAACCGCTGATATCACATGCTTAATTTTTCCAGCCGGAAACTCCTGCCAGTTGCTGGGCAGGCCATAGGGTTGCTGGTTGATTGTAACTTTGTGCATGCTGTAAATTTCAGCATACTGCTCTATGAGAGTTAGGAGATAGAGCCGCGTATTGTGTGAGGCTCTTTAAATGTGCATACAATTACCGGATCGGTGTCTCTGCGATCTATACGGGTTACAATGATGTGGCCGCTCCAGTAGCTGTCCTCCCCTGGTTTGTGGTATCTTTTGATTATGTCGTACTGATCGATCTCGCCTGAGACGAGCCTCTGAAATAGTTTGAGATCATCCTGTAGATCCTGAGGGTGTAGGATGTCATCAATCAGGAGCTTTTGCAGCTCTTTTTCTGACATCTTAAACTGGGCCTGCAGTGCATTGTTTGCGGCCAAAATTTTCCTTTTGGTTGAAATGAGGACAGCACTCATCACCTGCTGGTAAAAATACCTCCTGTAGGTTGCCTCATCACTTTCGGTGGCTCTGGCTTTCTCCAGTAAATGGAGCACGTTATTAACTTTGTTACTTTGGATCATTGTATTTCTGCTCTAAAAATTGCTCTACTTTTTCGAGGGCTCCCTCTGCTCTCCCCAGCGCCTCTCGTTTGTCATGTAGTTCGTTTTCTGTCGTTGCAATTTTAGTCCTTAGATAGCTGATTTCCAGCTCGGCTTTTTTCAGCTCGTTTCTTAAATGCTCGTTATCTTTCTCCTTTAACCGGCCATCAGCCTCCAGCTCCTTCCCCTTCAAATTAAGTATCGGTTTGAAGATGTCCCGGCCAAAGGCAGCAAGTAGCACTAGTATAATTGTGACCCATATAGGCACATCTGGATTGTCCATTTGATTTGTTTTATTCTACATCATCGTGCACTGGTTTGTTGGTTGCTTGGTTGGTGGTTAATATGTCTCTAAACCATAAATGAGTTGCGCCCGGCATTGTTGATGCCCCAGGTGCGCGGCTGATCCTCTATGTATGCATCACTCGATGCATAGAGTGGGTAGTTGGCGATGTTGTCTGAGTCATCGAGAAAAGATTTGATAGCCACCAGATACATTTTGCCGGTCTCCTCTGCCCTCCTGAGCGCCTCAGCGATGGCAGTGCTGTCAGCTGCCAGTGTGTTTTTGCGGTCAGGTGCAGTGCTCATGCTTTTGATGGTGATGCCATCAGCCTCCACTTTTACATTGATCTGTGGTATGGCCTCCATGATGGTCAGGTGGGCCAGAGCTGGCCTGATCAGATCGAGCAGGGTTGTATTAGCCGCGGTCAGTGTACCTGCCAGCAGCTCTGTCCGTATCTGGTCTAATAGCGGTTTGCCAATTACAGGCCTGATGTGTTTGGTCTGGCTCAGGATGATAAATTTTCTCAATGCCAGAAATGTACGCCTGCTGTCTTTGATGTTGACATACTCACTCAGGGTGGTCGTGTTGCTGATCATCAGCTCCTTTGCTGTGGTAAAACTTGGCGATGCCTCCCAGTCAGGGAAACTGGCAGCGGCCATGCTCTCCATTTTTGCCAGCAGCTCATCTGCCCAATAGTCTCCCTGGTCTGCCAGGTAGAGAGTGAGGTCAGTGGTCCTCCACTGGGAGATGCTCTGTGCTGTGCCATCTCCAGAGGCTTGCTGACTGATACCCAGATCGCCTATGTTGACATTCAAAATGGGCATGCCCACCAGGAGTGCATAAAATGCGCTCGCCTTTTCTGCAAAAGGCAGTATCGCATCCTGTGCAGCGTTAGTGCTGGCACCCTCCACAGCGGTGACAAAGTTATCATACTCGGTCACGCCCATGATGGGTCTCAGGTATTTATAACCTGCCTGAGATATAAATGGGCTGAGCGTGCTGTATGCCATGCTCTTATTGACCGGCACTACTGTGCGAAATGTGTCTATGTCCTGTATTATTGGCATGGTTATACGTTCATTGATTGGCCGCCTCTCTGCTCGGCCAGTGTGGTGATGTCGATGTCCTGTATCCCAAATTTAATGGCAGGGTTCCATCCGTTGATCTGTTGTACCAGCGCGAGCGGCTCCATCAGCACCTCGCGTGGTATCGGTGTTTTGAGAGCAATATAAATCTGATAGGCCAGCCTCATCTCAGAGCCGCTGCTCAGTTTGCCTGCCGTATCGATGCCGGCTAGCGATGGAGCAATGCCATGCCCTGATGTGTTAGCCTGATTAGCCTGGTTAAATTGCTCAGCATATTTTTTGTCCTCATTCTGATTGGCCAGTGGGGTGATGGTCCAGCCACCGGTTGGCTTGCCATCAAAACTATCCTTGTATCTGCTGATAAAGGCTTTCATGTTGTTTTTGTTGCCGGCCAGAAATTGGTCCATGTCTGACCTCAGCTGCTCCTCTGCAGTTTTCTGCTCATCGGCTGGGTAGTTTTCCTCAAAGTATGAGCGAGGGATCTGGATATGGTACTTGATATTGTACCCGTTTTTGATGCCTGAGATATGAAAATCAGGCAGTATGTTGGCCAGCTCTGTCCAGTATCTTGTGCCATACCAGTTGGGCAGGTCGTAGTAAGGTTGACCGGGGAGGCCTACCCTGCTGTGAAAAATAAATTTTTTGGGGAGATCAGCAATCTCCAGAGCAGCATCATAGGCTGGGATGAGATCAACATTTTTATCATCACCCTCCAAAATTGGTTTGCTCCAGTCATCACAAACATAATAGCCGGGGATCTGGCCATCTTTCATCTTGGCAGCTCGCACATAGGTGCTGTCAATGTGCCTGATGCTGATCACCCTGGGGACATCTGCCACTCCTGGGCTGAGAATAAACTCAGTAAATGTATTGGCAAAATAGGCATAGGCATAGGATTGAGACCTCAGCCATTTACTGACATTGTTTTTCTTGAAAAAATCATCAACTGCTTTGTCCTGGGTTGGTACCCGGTTGATGGTGTTGCCATCTACAGCCTCAGTATAGGTCCTGATACCTGAGCCTGAGATAAAGCCTGCCTGAGTATTGAGCAGCTCTGGCTTATTGCAGTTGTTGTATATGAGCTCAACGAGCTCCAGTGGCAGGTTATTGAGCTCACCCCATGGCACCCAGGGTCCTTTATTTTTTTTGCCCATGCCTTTGCCTGTTGATGCAGGGGTGGTGCTGCCATTTCCCCTGCCATGCATCTGGACAGCTACGGCATTGCCGGTACCGGGATCACCGATGATGTGGATGTCTTTACCTATCTCTGTAATTGCCATTAGTGTTGTACTGTGCTGCCGTTAAATTCAACGATGAGGGGGATTTTGACAGAAAACGTCTGATTTGCTGATGGGTCATAGCACAGCAGGATATTTCTGTCTTTGAGCTTATACCTAAAATTGGATGATGGTGAGCGGTCACCGCCTGTCTCTGGCCGCTTGACATTTCTCCGGAGACCGGCCATGCGCTTGATCTCACCGGTGCTGGCTTTGACAAAACCGAGGGAAAAAGTCACAGGCGTACCATCCTCAACATTGATGTCAACTCTGGCCAAAACCTCTGATAATCCTATTTTTCCGCTCACAGTGTAAAGGTGAAAACATCGCGCTCTTTTACTTAGGAGAAACAAGGGACTCAGGCGAGATCGATCAGTACGACATAATCAAA